ACTTAGAGTTGTAAAAGAGAATGGTTTTACGTCGTACGATACAGATTTAGAAATACGATAAATGTATGCCACTTTATTTTTAGAGTGGCATTCTCACGACTAATAAATAGTTATTATATGGAATTATTATGTTACCAAATGAAGAATTACACGACGAAATAATGAATGCGTTTAATGAATACTTTAAAGCACATCAACGTTGGGTTACTATACAAAACTCATCAACTGTTGTAGATTTACGTAAAGAATTAATGGCTATGAGAAAACTTAGTATTAAGTTAAGAAAGTATTGTGAAGATCAACGTAATGTTGTACAAGATTGGCGTTACTTTCACTTTTCTCCTAAACAACCTAGTAAACGCGCTAAAGCATTGATAGCAGAGCGTGATCAAAAAATAAAAGATGGCACTGCAGATCCGATAACTAAAATAAAGATCAAACACAGACACTAAGGAACAGTATGCCAAGCAAATCTAAAACAAAAGGGAACAGTTGGGAAAATACAGTATCAAAACATTTAAGCTCACTGTATAATGCATCTTTCATGCGGGTGCCAGGAAGTGGTGCTTATATCGGAGGTAAGAATTCAGTGCGCAAAGACTTATTACATGAAGGACAAATTCGTGCGATGAAAGGTGATATTGTACCGCCATTAAATTGGAAACACTTTAATGCTGAATGTAAATCTTATGCTGATTTTCCATTTCATCAATTGTTTACTGCAGGTGAAATTAAGATTTTAGATACTTGGATTGAGCAAACTTTAGAAGTTGCTGATGCGGATGATTTTAATATCATTATGATGAAGTTTAATCGCAAAGGCTCTTATGTTGCGTTTGAACATAAACATATCAAAAAATTCAAACTACAAAAAAGTGTAGACTATTACTCCAAAAAGAACGGTAAATGGGTGTTTACTGATTACGATTCTTTTTGGAGTGAAAATAAAGATGTTGTTGAAAAACTTTCTAAAGTGTAAGATCCGAATCTGGGTTAATAGGTTGATCTAATGCAGATATAATTTGATTAACATCTAAGAGTTTTATATTATAACGTGTTATTGAATAGTTAGCAATATCACTACACAGACTAATAAATTCACTATAACTAGTTGTCCATTTCATCATATTCATTCTAACTAATACAAACTCAACATTACCTTTATGATATCCTTTAGAAGGATCTATACGATCCGGGCTTGATTTAAGTCCAGATAATCTGCCGTTATCTAATGATGTTTTTCCTTCATGAAATGGTATATGTGTAAATGCGCACTTCCAATCTTGGGTATTAATTAGATCCCATAAATCTTGATATGACATAGATACTGTAAATTTTTCGCCTAACTGTTCTCCATCTTTAAGTTTTCCTATATTTTTAATTAATCGGTCATAAATGCTAGTTGACGCTACAAACCACATGTAATGTTTTTTATTATTCCTGTCGTAGTCGGCTGGTAAAGGCCCTTGAATATTGTTTACATACTCATAGGTCGCTAATGATTTTTTATATCGTAATTTAAGTGGTTCTAACTTATCTTTATAGCTGTTATCCGATGCTATTATTGAATCTACATTATAATTAAATTCTTTACTAGATGATCTAGTGTATAAACTTTGTCTCCATACTCTGTTAGCTTTAAATTCAATAGGAGTAATAGTCGGTTCTTTTTCTAATGCAGATTTTATATGTTTAACCCTTTGAGCAGTATTTGCAAGTATTGTAGCTGCACGAGATGAATACATATCAAACATTTGATCGGTAATCTCGACTGGTTTGCGAGGATTAAGTAATATTGCAAGATCAGATTGTAAATTAATTAATAAATCTAATTCAGATTGTTGCATATAATTAACAATATGCATTAGTCCGGTACGTGTAGGTGGGGCTAGCATTTTATTAAGTTTGTTAAGAATTATATCTAATTTTCTAATATAATATGCTTGTGCTTTCATTTTAAATACTTCCATTTGTTTTATTTACTGTATTCTTATCATGTATAAATTTACATAATGATACTACCTGTGGAACTGTTAATTGATTTTTCATAACGTTAACTGCATGTGTAGTAAACCAAAGATTTCCAACTTCATACCGTTTATCCGAATCAATTCGATCAAAACTTAACCGATTATTTGTTTCATTAAATTCTCTATTAGATAACGCACATCGCCATTGTTGTTTTTTTATTATATCCCACATCTCTAAAGTAGTTATCGTGCAATCTCTCCGCAATACTACATCTTTTGCAATTCTTTTCCATTGCTCGTGTAATGGATTAGTTAGGTCGAGATCAGGCGGCATTGGATTATTTAACAGTATGTCTTTAGGTTGTCTTTTAACTTTAGGTGGTTGATTTATAGCATCACGGTCTTTAAGGAACCGATTAAAAATATCAATTTTTCGCCTTGCCTTTGCATCAGATACTATTGGTTTAGTTTCTATAAAACTTGTTAAAAAATTGTAATCTTCAGGTGTTACATGTTCTCTATAATATGAATAGTTCGGATCTAATTGTATATTTTTATCTGAATTAAGAAACTTATTAATGTTAGTTACTATCTTTTTATATTTTAATATATTGGTACTTTGTAAAGAGGCAACATTACTAGTTTGCTGAGGTAACACATCTTTGTCTGTTTGCGCAATATCAGCCTTTACGTTTATATTTTGTTGGTTAATTGCACGGGTAGGGGTAGGTTCAGTTTCTTTTAAAATATCTATAACTCTCATGTGTGTTCCTTTTGTTTATTTACCTTTGGCAATCATTGCATTTGACTTTTGATACTAAAGGCTGTATAATCAGTTCTAACAAGGTGGAGAAGTTGTTCAGATAAATATTTGTTTAAAAATACTAAACCTATATATCTAACAAAACACTATGGAAGAACTTGTAATAATTTATACAGACGGCGCATGTGTACCAAATCCAGGTAAAGGCGGATGGGGTGCTACTATGCAATACAGAGACGTCATTAAAGAATTTTCTGGAACAGAACCACAAACTACTAACAACCGTATGGAAATGCAAGCTGCTATTGAAGCACTATCGCGTTTAAAAAGACCATGCAAAGTTAGGATTTATTCTGATTCAAAATATCTTGTTGATGGTTTTACACAATGGTTTCCTAATTGGAAAAAGAAAGGGCGTACTGATTACTTAAATCGTGATCTATGGCTTAAATTAGAAACTGTTGCTGCTGCACACACTATAGATTGGCAATGGGTTAAAGCCCATGCAGGTAATCCAGGTAACGAACGCGCTAATGATTTAGCAGAAGCTGCTGCTCGTAACAACTAACCACTTTTAACCCCTTGTTTAAAACACTTTTGTAAATACTAGACAAAACACACAAAACACTTTTAATTCACACTAACATAAGGTTGGCAGGCCGGATTGTAATACTGCTGAGACAAGTTCTGGAAACGAGAACCGCTGCTCAAATCGTTGATTGTGCAACGACTTTTAAACACTACCCTCTCGCAAGAGGATGCCAAAAGCAACGTCCATTGATGTCAATGCTTTGTTTAATCGGAATGGTGGTCTAGCTGTATTTGAAAAAGAATACATAGGCTTTAAATCTGTAGAATACTAGTAATAGTAACAATTTTGTAATGATATACGAAGCACCTGAAAGTTATATCTTAAAAATACCTGTAAGTGTCGGTCCGGAGGTAGCCAATAGCAAAAGTCTACAGTCATATAAATTCTTACTGCAAATTCCATGGCGATGGGGTGAAATCATGCATCTATTTTTATTAGGGTGCATCTGACTTCAAAAGTGATATCTCTTTATTAAAATAATTAAATTATATTAATTCATTTATAATTTAATTGTTTTTTTCATTATTGCTGTTAGAGAGAATAGTATTGAGCGATAGCGAAAATACAGATGAACGTTAGTTCATCTTTTAATATGAAATATAATTTTTAATAAATATTCATATTATATAAGGGATAATGTTTTCACATTATCATTAAGGACAATTATGAAAATTTACGAGATTACAAGCAGAACGCCGAATGAACAGTTAATTAATGAAGAATTAAAAAAATTATCTGAAGCAATTAGCAGATTTCAACCTATTAATGAATCTACAACTGCACCTGTTAGTGCTGCTCCCGGGTTCTTTTCTAAATCAATGTCTGCTGTTTTAAAATTTTTAAAAGGAGTTAGCTTGTTTTATCTAGCTAAACCGTTTTATAAATGCTATACTAACATGCAAACTGCTGAAGAAAATTTAAAAGATGATAAATCACCAGATGCTGAAAAACGATATAATGAAGAATTGGTTATTCAAGTTGGATTATTAGTTGCCGGTATTGCTAGTGCGTTGTTAACCATGGGTGTATTTAAAACAGCAACTGCATTTTTAGGATTTATAAGATATGTTCCATTTGTAGGACCTATTATTGCAAACATTATTAATTTGTTATCTGCTAGCGCACAAGTTTACGTATTGAGTGAGTTATCTTCTGTAGAAGGAAGAAATAAACTTGCAAAGTTACTTACTGGAACAATATTAGGTAATGGTGTTAAAGGTTTAGGTACAGGGGTAGTTGAAGCATACAAATATATTGCCGATGTAGTTAACTCTGCACTAGACGAAGAAGCTAAAACAACTGCTACTGAAAAACCAGCTGATAATTCTAATGAAAAACCAGCTGATAAATCTGCAGAAACTCCTGCAGCTGCAGTTAGTCCATCTAACAATGAACCAAAAACTACAGACACTCCACCTGAAACTGTTAAGAAAAATCCAAATGCATTAGATTGGACTAAAGACGACGGACAACCTAAATACACACAAGATAGAATGGGCAGAGATGCTAAATCTGGTAGACAAACGCTATAATTAAAGAAGTGGCATTCTAGATTCTTTAGTCATTTCAATATTTTCATTAATTACATTATACATCACTAAACGATCTTCATACCCTAAGATGTAGAGGAGGTCGTTTATACTAACTCCTCCTCTCATATACCAACTTAGTTTAAATAACTCATGTTTAAATTGTTTACTTTCGTTGTCAAGCCTAATTAGGTATGTTTCGACTTCTTTTCTCGATAACCCAATTAGGCGGGAGCGAAAAAAGATGATTGATCTAAATCAATTGATAATTTAGATTCATATTTACAATTAGCACCACTACAAACGACATCAACTTCTGGAATTTTCCAAATGTCTTTATTTTTATTAAACTGAGTGCGCAGTTCATTGATTATATCTCTATCACAATTTTCAATCCATTCGCGAATGAAATGCGATTCTGTTACTACTGCAGTTCCGGTATCAATTGACTCAATGCTTGCTGAATAAATTTCAGTTTGTAATACACCTAGTTCTATAAACAATTGGCTTACTGTTGATTTATGATCATCAGCATCACTATCTGATGCAGCCAATCGTTGTTGTAGTTTAAAATTTACTAATGAAAAATTAGTTGATTGCTTATAAGTTAAAGGTTGCAACTTAATAATTAATCCATGAGTTTCGACTGTATTTTCAAAGTTGCAAGTTGCAAAATGATCAATTACTGTTCCTAAATCAACGTCATAATCATTTTGTGATCCGCACTGCGGGCATCTGTGTGTAATTTCTAACACATTACCAAATGTTGCAATTCGAATTGCAACTAATAACAAATCTGTATCTAACGAAGTAACTTCCCAACCGTCTTTAATTCCTGGACAGCAACTTTCAAATAATTTAGCAGTACTTTCTCCAGCTAGTAATGCATCAGGAGTTTTCATTAGAATTTCATCCATACCTGTCATACTATAAATTGATAAATGAGTAGGGTCACCACTAATTGACCCTAATTTATTATAAATTCCTTTTGACGGTAATGGAATGTAAATTTTTGGTTGTCTATAAAATTGTTGTAAAGGGTTATTTGCCATGCTTATCTCCGCATAAATATATTATTAACCGTATTTATATACAAGAAATTATAGGATTTTTAAAATGAGTGATAGCGATAGCGATAAACTTGGTGAAATTAGAGATTTATTAAAAAAACAAGTTAGCATGTTGGGCGGCGGCGGTGGCCGAGGAAGCTATGGCGGCGACGCTGCACCAACGCGAGGCGCCGGCGGAGGTAGTGGATTTGGCGGAGCTGCAGAATCTGCTAATAAATTAACTGGCGGGTTAGACGCATTATGGCGAGGTACTATTAATGTGTCAACTGGATTTGACACGTTAACTACTGCACTTGGTAACTCAACTGGTACTCTTGGCAAAGCATTTACTGACATGTCAAACAAAATAGGTCATACGATACTAGATACTAATGACCAATTAAACATATCTGCCAAATATGGTGCTAATCACAATAATAACTTATCAGAATACGATAAGTTAATTAAAGGCGCACGGATGACGCATGAAGAATACAACGACATGCTTAAGAAAGGCGCCGAAGAGATGCGAGGGCTAGGTTCAAACATAAATTTAGCTCAGAAAAATCTATTATTAATGTCTAAAGAGGTACAAGAAGGTAAAGTTGGATCTAGTTTAAGAGAAATTGGTTTAGGTGCCAACGATCTTAACGAAGTATTACAAGGTGCAATGACTAATCGCCGCGGTATGGACATGTCAGACCCTGCTGCTAAAAAAGCAGCCATCGAATCAGCTGAAAGAATGACAGTTGCTATGGAAGAAACTGCCCGAATTACAGGTGAAAGCAGAAAAGACCAAGTTGAAGAATTAAAAAAGAAATCTGAAGATGCTCGTGTCCAAATGAAGCTGTCAATGATGGACAAACAAGCTAAAGAACGATACGAAGCAGGTATGCAGCAAATGCATCAACTAGGACCTGCAGCTGAAAAACTATATAGAGATCAATTCCTAGGAAAAATTACAAAAGACGGATCAAATGCTATCGCAGCACTTGGTACATCAGCAGCCGACATTAGTCGTTATGCATTAGCTCAAAAAGATGGATCAGAAGAAGGCATGGCTCGTGCTAAAGAGCTTGGTAAGACTGCAGTTGCAAGTAATGTTGAATGGCAAAACAGTACCGGTGCTAAAAACTTTGGTATATACGGCGAAGGCGCTGCTGCAGACATGGTTGGTGAATCGTGGACTAAAAATAAAGTCCGTGAGCCAATAAATGCTAAAATTGATGAAGTAAAAAATCAAACAGGTCAAACAATTGATGCTGCTACTGCTATGGAACAAATGAAAGATGTTGTTCATAACAGTATGCAACAAAAAAATGCAGACGGAACCCCAAATACTGACCCAGGAACAGCAACTGCAATTACAATTAATAAAGGAAATCGCGCGATTTCTGATTTAACTGCTGGCGCATCGATTGGTTTTGGAAAACTTAATGACAAATTAGGTGAATCAATCCAACAATTAGGCGGTTTTAACGAAGCATTAAAACCACGTACACAAGAAGAAGCTAGTCCACTTGTTAAACTTCAAGAAGCTGCGGATTTTGTATCTCCTAAAGGTCTTAGAGATGCATTTAATGAAAGTAGAGCCGATCAAACCCATGAAAAAACAACTCCTGATGCAATGGGTGCAGATGTAAAACGAGTGCATCGTAAAGACGGGTCTCCATCGTTTGATAATTTCCTCAATGGCGGCAGCTTTAGCAGCATGTTTGAACAATTTGATCCAGCTGGTACTCCTGCAGAACTACACGGTGAAGAAGCAGTAGTTACACGGAAACAAATGGAATCGTTATTTACAAAAATAACTCCATTACTGTCATCGGTAGCACAACCTACTCAAAAAACTGCAGAGTTGCCGGCGATACCGCCAGTTGACTTAAAAAATGAATCTAAAACTCCAGATCAAAAATCCTCAGTTACTGATGCTACTACTGTTGCAACAGAGACTGCAAGTAAAGTCCTTTCTCAGTCGTTAAATGTTGCATCTGAACGAATAAAAGACTTAACTGCTGCATTACATGATTTTAAACCGTTAGATCATGTAAACAAAGTTGTTGAAAAGGTTACTGCAGCTCAAAAACCAATAACTTCACCTGCACCTGCACCTGCACCTGCTACAACACCTGTAGTTGCACCAGCAGTGTCATCAAATCCTGAACTTAGGAAAATTGCCGATCAAATTAATTCTGACAAGGCTAAAGAAGAGAAAAAAGAACAAAAACCAGCAGAAATTAAAAAAGAAGAACCTAAACTACTTAATCTAGGTATTAAAACTGCTGAAGATTTAAATAAGTTTATTTTTGGTGGCGCAACTCCACCAAAAGACCAATCTGCACTTGACAAAGAAAAAGCAAAAGAAGAAGGACAGACTGCTAAATCGCAATTTCAAGCAGATCCCGGTAATATTGCAAAACAATTGCAATCTAAATTTGCTGAGATTATGCCAAACCCGTTTGACAAAATAAATGTTCCTAAAATCGATGAATCTCAAATTGCAGCAGCATTGTCACAAAAACAACCAATGGATAAACACATTGATGAACTTAGTAAATCAGTTTCAAGCTCGATTGCAAATAAATCTCCAATAAAACATGAAGAACCTAAAAAATCAACTACAGTTGAGCAAAAACCTAAAGCACCAGATGTATCAAGTTTAGATGCAAGTCTTTTAAACTTAGCAAAATTTAATAAAGCGTTAACTTCTGGTGATATTTCTAAAATTGGCATGTCTCAAATGGATCTTAGCGACTCAGGAAAATCAGCTGAATCAAAATTAGGTCCAACTACTGCTAGAGTTGAACTACAAAAGAAAAGAGAAGCATTAGAAAATGCATCATTTGATTTTGAACAAATGAAAGCAGCTAATACTAAGCCTTCTGCAGAAGCTGCTGAACGATTAGCTAAGAAAAAAGAAGAAGTTTCTAAATTAGCAGTGTCATATGAAGAAGATTTAATTAAAACAAAAGGTAAATTAAAATTACATGCTAATGAAGAAGTTAAACATGCAGAAATAAAAAATAAACACAATGAAGTTGAAAAATCACAGCAAGTTGCAAAAGCATTAGCTGATGAAAAGAAGTTTATGAAAGAACACGGGCCAGAAGCTAACGATAAAGCTAAAGCCCAATTAAAAACCGATGCTGATAAAACTGTTGATAACTTTAATGCTACTAACTTTAAATTATACGATGAAGATGAAGCAAGTGTACGTAAAAGACAAGAAGAACAAGCAGAATCAAAAGATAAATCTCCTGGAATATTTGATAGTATTTCAAATTTATTTACAAGTAGCAGCAAACCGGCATTTGCAAGTGGTAATGTAAAATACGAAGAAATTCCTCAAGCAGAAATTGATGCTAAGAATAAACGTATGCAAGAATCGATTGGTAAAGTTGATAATAGTTCAGAAGCAATTGCAGCACAACAAGCAGAGCTTAATAGACAGAAATACTCTGGTATGTATAAACAACCAGAAACTAAAATTAACGATGTTAAAAAGCCTGCAGAAACTAAAGAAGATGCGCATGTTAAAGAAATGTACAAAAAATACGGTCTTGAAACATTTAAAGATTACAATTCTAGAGTATCGGCCGAAGTAAAAGATTCTCATGCACAAATTAAGAATATTTCAAGCAACAAGAAAGATTTTACTGCTGCTGATGTTGCCCCTAAACCTATAGATAAGCCTAAACCGGTAGAACAACAACCACCTGCACCAGTTGCACAACCACCAATGCATGTTGTTGAAAAGGAAATAACATTAAAAGATATTCACGAAACCTTAATAAAGTTAAATAAAACAATGGCTGAAGTTGCACACCACTCTGAACAAACTGTTAAAGTTGGTCATAAGCAAGTTAGCGAAACTAAAAAAAGCTCTGGTAGCAGATGGTAATAATAAAGGAATTAAAATATGGCATGGCGAAAACATTTTTCACCAGTTGAAACAACATACGATGCTCGATCTGTAAATAATAATCAAAATTCTAAAGCAGGACCTGCTAGAACAAACTATTCTAGCTACTTGCCAGACGTTTATACAGGTAGTCCTAATCGAGTTGAACGTTATCAACAATACGAAGTTATGGATAGTGATCCAGAAATTAATGCAGCACTTGATATTCTTGCTGAATTTTGTACACAAAAGCTAAAAGACGGTAAAAGTCCATTTTCTGTACGATGGAATAGTAAAGGTACTAACTCAGAAATACGAATTTTAGGTGAATATTTACAACAATGGAACAAATTACAACAATTTGATACTAAAATATTCCGTATTGTGCGTAATGTATTCAAATATGGTGATGCTTTCTTTATTAGAGATCCAGAAACTCAGAAGTGGAGTTGGATTGATCCTAGTAAGATTGTAAAAATTATCGTAAATGAAAGCGATGGAAAGAAGCCTGAACAATATATTATTAAAGATCTAGCTCCTAACTTTGAAACTTTAGTTGCTACGCAGATCACACCTAACATTAATCCTAGACAATCCGGTGGTGGAATGACATCCGGTGCAGGATATATGGGGTCACAAAGCGCACAACGAGGTGCATCCGGTCCGTACCCTAGTGCAAGTTCTGGTTCTAGATTTGGTTTAGCTGAAACTGAACTTGCAATTAACGCTGAACATGTTGTTCATTTGTCATTATCAGAAGGATTAGACAACAATTATCCATTTGGTAACAGCTTATTAGAGAATATTTTTAAAGTTTATAAGCAAAAAGAGCTTTTAGAAGATGCTATTTTGATATATCGCATACAAAGAGCTCCAGAAAGACGAGTATTTCATATCGATGTAGGTAATATGCCCAGTCATTTAGCAATGGCGTTCGTAGAACGAGTTAAAAATGAGATACATCAACGTAGAATACCAAGCCAAAGTGGTGGCGGACAGAACGTAATTGACAGTGCATACAACCCGTTATCAATAAATGAAGACTATTTCTTTCCGCAAACTGCAGAAGGTCGTGGTTCTAAAGTTGACACATTACCAGGTGGAACTAATTTAGGCGAAATTGACGACTTAAAGTTCTTTACAAATAAATTATTTCGTGGTTTACGCATTCCAAGTAGCTACTTACCAACTGGTGCAGACGATTCACAAGCAAGTTTTAATGACGGACGTGTGGGTACAGCATACATTCAAGAGCTACGCTTTAACAAATATTGCGAAAGACTACAAAGTTTAATTACAGAAGTGTTTACAAATGAATTTAAAATGTATATGTATTCAAGAGGAATGAACATTGATGCTAACTTATTTGAATTAGCATTTAATCCTCCAATGAACTTTGCTAGTGCGCGTCAAGCAGGGCTAGATTCAGAAAGAATTAACACGTTTAATACAATCCAAGCAGTACCTTACATGAGTAAACGATTTGCTCTTAAACGATTTTTAGGATTAAATGAAGATGAAATGGCAGAAAATGAAAGACTATGGGGTGAAGAGCAAGGTAAAGGCCAACCTACACATACAGATGCCGCAGGAGAACTACGTAGTGCAGGTTTATCCGCAGCAGGTATGGAAGGAGACATTGGAATGGCAGGAAATCTATCTGCTCCTGCTGATATGGGAATGGGTATGGATGCAGGAATGGGCGGTATGGGTGCTGGCATGCCCCCAGCAGCACCAATGGCTGGCGCTGCGCCCCCAATGGGATAAATAGATATATGATACTTAGAGAACTTTTTTACATTGACCCTGACACAAGACATGTTGCAAGTGATATGCGGTACAATCCTGATGAAGATAAATCGATAATGCAACGTTCTAATACACGCAAAACTCGTCTATCGCTCAAGCAGATTAACGAATTACGTAAGAGCAGTGAAGCTCATATTTTAGAACAAGAAGTTGAATTATCGTTTGTTCATTCAATGTATTCAACCCCTGCTCCGGCGGCTTAAATAATTCTAAAATATTAAAAAACCACCGGTTTGACCCTATATTTACGATCTTTTTTATAAGTAGTGTAAATATAAGACAGCCTTGTATAAAATAATTATCACAGGAGATTAACATGACTGACCGTAACAAATTTGAAGCCATGCTTGAGGCATTGATCAACGAGGATCATGAAGCAGCGAAAGATATTTTTCATAATATCGTAGTAGGTAAATCGCGTGAGATTTACGAAAAATTATTAGCAGAAGAATTTGAAGAAGATGATTCTGAAGATGACGCATTCGGCGCTGATGATGAAGAAGAAGGCGATGACGACGATATGTTCGGCGCTGATGATGAAGAAGACGGCGATGACGACGATATGTTCGGCGCTGATGATGAAGAAGGCGACGATGACGAATTTGGAGATGACGAATTTGGAGATGAAGAAGGCGACGAAGGTTTAGAAGACCGCGTTCTTGATTTAGAAGATGCATTAGACGAATTAAAATCAGAATTTGAACAATTATTAGCTGGTGAAGAAGATGAACCAGAACATGATGACATGTTTGGCGGCGATGACGACATGATGGGCAATGACGACATGATGGGCGGCGATGAGTTTGGCGCAGGCGAAGAAGAAAATGAATTCCAAAGCATGTTTGAATACGTAAACAAAGTTGCATTACCTGTACGCGGTAACGATGGTGATAACAACAAAAGTATTTTTAACAAACCTAAATACAACGACATGGGCGGCACTGTAAATAAATTTGGCGGTACAGCTACTGGTGAAGGCACACAAGGCGGATTGTTAAATCCAAAAACATCTAAATTAGACGGCGGCAACCAAAATGTTCCAGGAAATTCAAAAGCACCTAAGTTGAAACCAGTTCCAAAAGCGCACGGTGCAGAGAAAAAATCAACCGGTGACAATGGAACTAACAAAAGAAGTTTAATTCCAGGTAGAAAGTAATATATGTTACATCTCCGAGAAAACCTTAGCTTCAACGAAGCGCAAATGATCGTTGAATCTGACGATAAGGAAGGAAAGACCTTGCATATGAGTGGTATATGTATACAAGGTGGTATCCGTAACGCAAATCAACGTGTGTATCCTGTGAGTGAGATTAGCAAGGCTGTTAAGACCCTCAACGATCAAATTCAAAATGGTTATTCTGTGCTTGGAGAAGTAGATCACCCAGATGATCTAAAAATTAATTTAGACCGAGTTTCGCATATGATAACTAACATGTGGATGGAAGGTCCAAACGGATACGGTAAACTTAAAATTTTACCTACTCCTATGGGTCAACTTATTAAAACAATGTTAGAAAGCGGAGTGAAACTTGGTGTTAGTTCACGCGGATCTGGTAATGTTAGCGATAACGGATCCGGTGAAGTTTCAGATTTTGAGATTATCACAGTTGATATGGTAGCTCAACCATCTGCGCCAGGAGCTTACCCTACACCAATTTACGAACACTTAATGAATACAAAGGGTGGACTTAAATCTTTTCGCATAGCGGAAGAAGTTAGAGGAGATCCTAAAGCGCAAAAATACCTTAAAGAAAGTTTATTAAATATAATAAACGGACTCCAATAGTAAAGGAGAATCACATGTTGGATGCATTAAAAACTTTATTTGAAAACAATGTGGTTTCGGCAGAGATCAAAGAGTCTATTGAGCAAGCATGGGAACAACGCATTGTAGAAAATCGTAACCAAGTTGCTCATCAATTACGCGAAGAATTTGCTCAAAAGTATGAGCATGATAAAAACACTATGGTTGAAGCAGTTGATCGTATGATCTCTGAACAACTAGAAAGTGAACTTAGTGAATTTGTTGATGATCGTAGACAACTAGCAGAAATGAAAGTTAAATTTGCTAGAAAACTTTCCGAAAGCGCAACAACTGTTAACAAATTTGTTACACGTCAGTTAGCACAAGAAGTTAAAGAATTACACGAAGATCAAATGTCAATGGCAAATAAATTTGGCACATTAGAACACTTCGTAGTAGAAGCTCTTGCACAAGAAATTGCAGAGTTCTACAAAGATAAAAAAGACGTAGCCGAATCAAAAGTTCGTCTGATTCGTGAAGGTCGTCAAGAAATCAAACGAGTAAAACAAGAATTTGTAAAACGTGCAGCAACAATGGTTGAAAGTGTTGTAGGTCAAACATTAAATGCTGAAATCACTTCATTAAAAGAAGATATTGAATCAGCTCGTCGTACAGATTTTGGTCGTAAATTATTCGAAGCGTTTGCTGCTGAATATCAATCGAGCTACTTGAATGAAAAATCCGAAACTGCAAAATTGCTCAAAGTCATAGACATGAAAAATTTAGCCATCAATGAAGCTGCTAACGCGGTTGTCAGAGCTGACCAAATATTAGAAAGCAAACAAGCAGAAATCGTTGCGTTGAAAGAGTCGCAAGAAAGAAAAGCAATTATGAGCGAATTGTTAGCTCCTCTGAACGCTGAACAACGCTCTATTATGGGCGAATTGATGACGAGTGTGAAAACTTCAAAACTTAACGAAAGCTTTGAAAAATATTTACCAGCAGTAATATCTGGTAAACAAGCACCACAAAAAAGACAAGCTCTTGTAGAAGCTAAAGAAATAACAGGAAACAAAGTTTCCACAACCACCCGTAGCAGCGAAGATGAATCAAACATTATTGATATCCGCCGCCTCGCTGGTCTATAAAAATTTAGGAGAATTTAAATGTCAGAACTACTTAATGGCCGTTGGGCAGAAACAAAACAAGCACTTTTAGAAGGCTTGTCAGGTACAAAAAAATCAGTAATGGGCGTAACACTTGAAAATACACGTAGATATTTGATAGAAAGTCCTACTGCTGGTGCTACTTCTGCTGGCAACGTTGCAACTTTAAACCGCGTGATTTTACCAGTAATCCGTCGTGTAATGCCAACCGTTATTGCTAACGAATTAGTTGGTGTTCAACCAATGACTGGTCCAGTTGGTCAAATCCACACATTGCGTGTTCGTTATGCTGATTCTAGCACAGGTGCTGGTGTTGTAGCAGGCGAAGAAGCATTGAGCCCATTCAAAATTGCAGAAAGCTATTCAGGTAATGAATCAGCTACAGCGAAAGCTGCGTCAACTGCAACTTTAGAAGGACAAGCAGGCAAAAAAATGAGCATTCAAATCTTGAAACAAACAGTTGAAGCTAAAACACGTAAGTTGTCAGCTCGCTGGACATTTGAATCTGCTCAAGACGCTCAATCACAACAAGGTATTGATGTTGAAGCAGAAATTATGGCTGCATTGGCTCAAGAAATTACTGCTGAGATTGATCAAGAAATTATCGCTTCATTATTAAACTTAGCTGGTTCAGATGTTGAAACTTATAACCAAGCTAACGTTTCTGGTACAGCTACATTCGTAGGTGACGAACACGCTGCTTTAGCTGTTCAAATTAACCGCGTAAGCAACTTGATTGCACAACGTACACGTCGTGGCGCTGGTAACTATGCTGTTGTTTCACCATTTGCTTTAACTATTTTACAATCAGCTACTACTTCAGCTTTTGCTCGTACTACTGAAGGTACCTTTGAAGCTCCAACTAACACTAAATTTGTTGGTACATTAAACAATTCATTGAAAGTTTATGTTAACAGTTATGCTGCTGACAACACTTCAATCTTAATTGGTTACAAAGGTGGTTCAGAATCAGACGCTCCTGCGTTTTATTGCCCTTACATTCCTTTGATGTCATCAGGTGTTGTTTTAGATCCATCAACATTTGAACCAGTTGTATCGTTCATGACACGTTATGGTTATGTTGAACTTTCTAACACTGCGTCATCTTTGGGTAACGCTGCTGACTATTTAGGTCGTGTTGGTATCACATACGCAAACGTTAAATTTAGCTAAGGTTTACTTAACTACTTTACCTACTAAAGGGCTCTTAGGAGCCCTTTTTTATGATAAATACTTTATGAACACACAATTTTACAATCCTACTGTTATAATTGAACACACAATCTTTAATGAGGTTACTGGTCATGATTCAATTGGATGGGACGTTGGTAATGCAATATCTCAAAACAATTATGCTACTAGCAAGCAACCATTGTACACTATTAGTGGGCTATGGATGGAAAAATTTCTTAGTAATACTAGCGAGTTATGGTGTACTAACCTTAATATTCCAGATAACAACTTGCCTGTTACTGGAATTCAATTCTTTTTGGACATGCATCGATTTTCAAGAATAGAAGATTTACGCATACAACTTATACTTAATAACGAGTTAATAGGAGATAATCAAGCTAGTCCAGTTGATCCAGTGCAAAGCAATATGTACACAGGCGATAATAGTCCGTTATTACCAATTATAGGTGATGCAAATCTATACGGTGAGGTTAATAATATGTGGGGAACTTCATTAACTAGTGAAGATATTGCAAATCCTTCATTTGGTATTGCAATTAGTTTTAGAAGCAATCAAGTTTATCCGCATCGTGATTTAGTAATTGTAAATCAGATAGGCGTAAGCATCACCTACGGATAAATACTTTGTCAACTAAGTGCCGCATATGCGGACTTATGCAGTGACCCACTGTGTATGACATAAAACGTCAAAGGAGAGATCAAATGGGACGTCCATTAAATAAAAAATATTTTGGTAACCGTAACACCGGTTCAACAACTACAGCTGCAGATAACGGCATCGGCGGTAAAGGTGTAGCCAGCGTACCAGTAACAACTGCTGGTTCGTATACCGTTCGCCCTGTTGTTACATTAACAGGTGCACCTAACTTGTTAAGCGGAGTAGCTGCTACTGCAACAATTACATCACAAGTTAATATAATTAGTTCATTTGTAGGCGGTACTAACTATACTACAGGTGATACATTTACTATCGGTAACGGCACTGTATTTACAGTTGGTACAGTTAACGGTTCTGGTGTAATTCAAACAATTACTACTACTGAACGTGGTTCATTCCCATATGCAGACGGTGCGTTAACAACTGGTGCTCGTACAACTACTATTATTAGTGCTACTAATCCACTAGCTGCTGGCGCAACCGTAACATTAACATATAACGCTAAAGAAGTGTTAATTACTGATGCAGGTTCTGGGTATACAACAACTGTACCTACTGCAAGTTCAACACAATCAGTAACACTTGGAACCGTTGTAATGACAACACCTGTCGCAAATACTACAGCAGTTGGTTCAGGCACTAACCCAGAACCTGCAATTATTGCTCAGGCATATACCGGTTCAGGTGTTAAACAAGCTGATATTGTTAAACAAGTAGCAAGAGATCGTTATAAAATTAACACATCTGATACTAGCGGAACACCTATTGTTGCAACATTAAAATCTAGTATTGCTACACAAGTTGGCGACATGACTATTAACGCTACTGACAGTTCAACTGGCACATACTGGGTTACTAAATTAACTGCTCATAAAGCAACTATAGTTCCTAATACTGGTACATTATTTCCATTAATTAACGGTAAAGCTCAACAAGTTCCATGGTCGTTTAGTGCTGCAACTAACAGCACTGTACAAATTGATAACGGTTAATAAAACAATTGGCAAGGGCCGTAAGGCCCTTTCTTAAAGGAATATAAATGTCAAAAATATTAAAAATTAATCAAGGCGATTATGTAGTTCAGGTGGAGCCTGGTAAAAATATTATTTTAGATGCAGGGGAATCAGGCGGTGTAAAAGGAACTATTACTCTTAAAGGCAATCTAATTCAGCAAGGTACCTCTAGCATAATAGAAGCAGTTAACACTGTTATAAACGATAATATTTTTGTTATAAATAGAGGCGAACTTGGTCCAGGAATTAATGTACCTATTAACAATGGTCTTTCAGGTTTTAAAATTGACCGCGGTACTACTGACGGGTCAACAGTAACTACCGTTAACGGAGTGACTGTTACTACGCCTATAGGAGATGCATTATCAGCACAAGTGGTGTTTAGTGAAACTGACACTGCATACGTGCCGTCTACTGGATTAAGAGCTGACGGGTCGTTTGTATTACAGACTTCTACTGGAGCAACTGATGTACTGTCAAATTTAAAACTAACAGCTATTGAATTAAGATCAATATCATCTAATGGTACTAATGATATTGTAGTTGATTTAAGAAATTCTGCATCTGTGGTTAAATTAGTTAATTCAACAGATGCTTTAGATAACAAATATCACGAACGGGTTGTTGACGACGATTGTTTAGTGACCAAAAAGTTTGTTTCTACATACATTGCATCCGGTACAGTAACGCCAGGTATGGCCGATGTTGATAAAATTTACAAACTTAATTCAGATAATACAGTTGCATCAAAAGTATTAGCAACACTAACTTCATTAGATATGATAATTGGAACACCGATTGGTAGTACTACTATTATAGCCAATGTAACTGCTAGCGGATTAAATGTTAATACTATTAACTCGTATGCCGGTTTGGTAGTTACTGTAGGACCGATATTAGGTTTACCAGATCAATCGTCAACACCGACTGCAATTTCGGGTAAATCGCAATTATATTCAAAAGCTACAGTAGGTTCGGGTAACAGTGGATTATTTTTTAAAAATAGCACAACTGAGGATGAATTAGTAGCTACAAACAGAGCATTATTATTTAGTATGCTTTTTTAAGGATAACATATGGCAATTTCAAACACACAAGTAACATCGGCAAACACCCTAATCTATACTAGCTCCGGTAATACTGCAATTACTACTATTATTTTTTGTAATACTACTGCATATAATTCAGAAAATCCTGAAGCTAACCAGTCATTATTATACGTATACGCAGTACCAAATGTAGGCGGCATTGCAGGAACTGCATCAACTAGTAATATAATTATAAATGGATTGCCGATCCCTGCAGGCGAAACTGTTTCATTAGATCAAGAAAAATTAGTATTATCGTTAGGTGATACGTTAGTTGCTAAAACAGATTCGTTAAGTAACATTACAGCTACAGTAAGCTCGTTGGCGGTATAATATGCGATATTTAAGAAAACAAGTTCTTAATCGTAGAGCGCCCTATGATCAACGACTTTATGTTGATATTGACAATTCTATTGTTATGCGTACTCCAAAACATTTAAGATTACCGTCCGGCGATACTAGTAATCGACCTGTTTTACCAATAAATGGTATGATACGATACAATACTGAGTTAAATGAAATTGAAGTATATCAAGCTAGTACATGGCGTAGTTTAAGATTTAAAGAGCCAACAAAAATTACACAACAAAATTTAGGTGCAGGCGACAGCAACAACGTATTTTTTGGCCCATTAGATCCATCGCCTGCAGGTACTGTCCAAAGTGGCATTACTTGGGATACTACACAAATGGCTAAAAACATGTTAGTTATAGTTGAAAATGTTATACAGATTTCTCAAACTAACTATACAGTTGTTCAAAATCCTAATATTCCAGCTGAGATATATGACGGGAAAACTAGCACCGACTCTGCAAGCGGATCACAAATTATAACAATAAATTCGCATGTAATTGCAACCGGAGTATCTTCTGCAGTTGTTAGTTTAATAAGATATGCTACTATTACATTTGCAAGCGTAACTAATGCAGTAGTTGCTCCGTTTGCAGTAGGATCATTAATTATAGTTTCAGGATTTAGACCATCAGGATACAATGGGACTTATACAGTTACTGGATGCACTACTACATCTGTAACATACGCTAACGTAACAACTGATACTATGACAGTTGCGGGTGACGTAGTATCAACTGTTGCAATTTATCCGTCGGTTAATATCAATAACGCAGTAGTTACCGATCCAGTTAATGGCACAACTTATATTGACACTGACACACGAGTTCAAAGTTATATAACACATCCTATTACAAATGCGTTGCTTAAGATTACATTAACTAAACCATTAAAATTACTTATGGTGCATAATTCATCAATTACAATAACAGATGCAAGTAATGCAATAACCTCCGGAGATTATTATCTACAATTCGGAGATCCAGTACCATATGGAAAACCGGTAACAGTGTTACACGGTTTTGACAAGTAACAACAATTAAGGAAACCGTATATACGGTATAAGGAGATAACATGGCTGTTGGGCATATTTCAGGACCACTTTTAACTGCAAACTTGTTGAGGAATGGCAGGGATCTAGCATTTGAAACTGATCTATTATTCTTAAACGTGTCTGATCCTGACCCTCTAAATTTTAAAGTTGGTATTGGTACTAGTTCACCTGCATATTTACTAGACATTAACGGCACTAGTAGATCAACTAACATTAAAAGTACTGAAGTTGATATTGGCAATATTAATATTAAACTTAATACAATTAAATCTAGTGTTGGCAATTTAACACTTCAAGCTGCAACCAATACTGATAACATAATAATTTCATCAAAAGTAGAAAGTCAGTATCTAGTAACCTTATCGGGCGAAATTGCAGTTAATACTGCTACAAATAATCAATCATATACTACTACAGGTACTGGTGTTATTACAATTGCATCCGGCACAACTGGCTCTATTAACAACATAACGATTGGTAATACTACTCCGTCGACTGGTAATTTTACAGTAGTAACAGTAGGTGCTAGTGCAAATACCACTAGGTTTCCAAATGCAAAACTTATAATTTCAGATACTGCTACTAGTATTCAACAGAACGAAATTGGTAATATTGGTATTATTGCCGAAGCTGTAGGTGCGGGTGCAACTAGAAACGCAGGTGTGTATGGTGTCGGTTATACTGCCGGTGCGTTTACTGGTCAAGGGGTTGTTGGTGAATCTCATGTATCAGCAGCAGATGACACTGCGCCAGCAGTTGGTGTACGCGGTTATGCAAATGACATTCGTACTGTAGGAAATAACGTTGGCTTATACGGTGATGCATCTAGTGGTATTGCTAACTATTCGTTGTATTTAAACAGTGGGGATATCTATACTGCCGGTGCTAAAACGTGGTACTTAACTGGTAATTTAACATTTAATGGTGCCTACAGTATTACTATACCTACACTTGCATTAACAAATGCATTGCCTGTTACTTCAGGTGGTACCGGAGTTACAACATCGACCGGTACTACTAATGCAGTATTATCAAATACTCCAACGTTAGTTACACCAGTATTAGGTGATGCAACTGCTACTACAATTAACAAAGTTACAATAACACAGCCAAGTGCTAGTGCAACATTAACTATCTCAAATTCTAAAACGTTAACAGTTAACAACTCTGTAACATTTACCGGTACTGACAATTCTACATTAACTTACGGAACAGGCGGCACTGTTGCATATACAGAAAATAAATTAAGTGCATTTGCAGCTACAACATCAGCTGAACTAGCAGGTAATATCACTGATGAAACAGGTACTGGATCATTAGTTTTTGCAAATACCCCAACGTTAGTTACACCGGTATTAGGTGATGCAACTGCTACTACAATTAACAAAGTTACTATTTCGCAACCTTCAACCGGTGCAACGTTAACAATTGCCGATGGAAAAACTTTTACTGTTAGCAATAAATTAACATTTACTGGTACTGATAATTCTTCAGCTTCATTTGGAACAGGCGGTACTGTTGCATATACAGAAAATAAATTAAGTGCATTTGCAGCTACAACATCAGCTGAACTAGCAGATAATATCACTGATGAAACAGGTACTGGATCATTAGTTTTTGCAAATACCCCAACGTTAGTTACACCAGTATTAGGAGTTGCAGCTGCAACTAGTATTAACAAATTAACTATTACTGCACCGACTACTAGTTCAACATTAACTGTAGTTGACGGATCGTCGTTGATTACAAGTGGTGCGCATTCGTTAACATTAACTACTACTGCTGATACAAATGTTACGTTTCCCACAACTGGCACATTAGTTAACTCAGATGTTCAAACATTATCGTCATTATCTAGTGTTGGCACAATTACAACAGGTACATGGTCAGGGTTATTTGGCTCAGTATCAGGTGCAAATTTAACAAATTTAACTGCAGGAAATTTAACTGGAACTATTCCATCTACTGTACTAGGTAATTCTTCAATATATATTGGGACTACTCAAATAAATCTTAATAGAGCATCCGGTAGTTTAACACTAGCTGATGTAAATTTTGGTACTACTGATGTAACGACTTCGTTTACTATTCCAAATGGTAATACAGTTTCGAGACCAAGTACTCCTGCTGCAGGTAACATAAGATATAATACAGATACTACTAATTATGAAGGTTATAACGGCACTGATTGGAGTAAAATGGGGTCAGGATTAACACCTACTCCTGTAAAAACAGCTTCATATACTGCAACAGAAGCACAACTAGTTAGATGTGATTCAACTGCAAGTTCATTTAGTGTGTTCTTGCCGTCATCACCTGTTGATGGAAATGTAGTTGGAATTATTGACATTGCTACAGCTGGATCATTTTATTTGCATCCAGTTTCTGTAGTACCTTCTGCAGGAAATACGATTGAAGGCGCATCAGATTTAGTTATGTTAGATATTAATAATGCATACATTACATTTGTTTATGTGTCGTCAACAAACAATTGGAAAATGCAAGAAACACCAAACATGTTGTCTGATTATACATTACAAGTTGCAAGTACAACTGTAGCCGGTGCTGTTAAAGTAGACGGTACTACTATTGTTATTAATAACCAGGGTGTAATTAGTGCTATAGGTGGCGGAGGCGGAGGCGGAAGTACATTACTTTCAGTAATCGGCTCTGCACCTATTATTTCTAGTGGTGGTACTACTCCTACTATTAGTATTTCACAAGCAACTGCATCTACTGACGGATACTTAAGCCTTACTGATTGGAATACGTTTAATAATAAATTAAGTTCAATTCCGATAGCATCTGCGTATGCATTAGGCGGTATTAAAATAGGAACAGGTTTAACTATTGACGGATCAGGTACTGTAAATGTTACAGGATCAGTGCTACCTGCAGCAACAACTGAAGTAATAGGTGGTATTATAGTTGGTTCTGGATTATCAATTGATATTGATGGAATATTAAGCACTTCTGACTTTGTAACTAGTGTATCAGGAACATCACCAATTACTGTATCATCGGGTTCAAGCCCAACAGTAAGTATTGCAAAAGCAACTAGTTCAGTTAACGGTTATTTAAGTTCAACTGATTGGACTACGTTTAATAATAAGTTAAGTGCAGTACCAATGGCGTCTGCTAGTGTGTTAGGCGGAATTAAAATAGGACCTGGATTATCAATTGATAACTCTGGAATAGTTACTGCATCGTCATCATATTCTTTGCCAATTGCAACTGCTATTTCTATAGGAGGTGTTAAAGTTGACGGCACTTCGATTATGATTGATAGTGCCGGAACAATTAGTGCATCCATGACGTATGCAATGCCGGTTGCTACTACTGAAATGGTAGGCGGCGTGATGATAGGCACTGGTCTTGCAATTGACTCTAATGGGTTTTTAGTAGCAACTGGTAATGCAGTAGTTACATCTCTGTCAAATATAGCAGGTGGTGATACTAATAGAATTCCGTACCAAACTTCTACAGATACTACCGGATTTATTGTCGCTGCAACTAATGGATATTTACGGTTCAATGGATCTACCTTTTCATGGGAGTTGACTGGTACTGTTACAAGTGTATCTGCGTTATCTATTACTACATCAGGCACTGATATAACATCAAGTGTTGCAACAGGAACAACTACGCCTGTTATTACTTTAAATATTCCAACTGCTAGTGCGACTAACAGAGGTGCATTAAGTAGTACTGATTGGAATGCGTTTAATTCAAAAGCATCAACTGCAGTTGCTTCTACTATTTTAAATGGCCTAATGAGTTCAGGTGATAAAACAAAACTTGATGGAATTGCTACTGGTGCTACTGCTAATACAGGTACAGTTACTGGTGTATCTGCATTGACTATCGGAACAGCAGGTACTGATATTGTATCAACTGTTACAACGGGAACAACTACACCAGTTATTACTTTAAACATTCCAACTGCTAGTGCAACTAACAGAGGTGCGTTAAGTAGTGCCGATTGGTCTACATTTAACGGAAAACAAGCTGCACTGAGTACAGCAAGTGCAATTGTTAGTGGTATTTTAAGTAGTACTGATTGGTCTATATTCAATAATAAAGCATCAACTTTAGTTGCTACTACAACTGAAAACGGATTAATGAGTTCAGGTGATAAAACAAAACTTAACGGAGTTGCATCTGGTGCTACTGCTAATACAGGTACAGTTACTGGTGTATCTGCATTGACTATCGGAACAGCAGGTACTGATATTGCATCAACTGTTGCAACTGGAACAACTACACCAGTTATTACTTTAAACATTCCAACTGCTAGTGCAACTAACAGAGGTGCGTTAAGTAGTGCCGATTGGTCTACATTTAACGGAAAACAGGCTGCACTGAGTACGGCAAGTGCAAGCGTTAGTGGTATTTTAAGTAGTACTGATTGGACTACGTTTAATGGAAAAGCATCAACAACAACTGCTACTACTT